CCATGACATTCTTGGATCACAAGATATTGTCTCTGGCGACTATGGCCGCGTGTCTTTGAATGCCTATGCTTATGACCAGGCAGGCAATAAGGGCGTGTCGTATGGTTTGAACAACATCATGCTTTTGTCTAAGGGTGATTCGCTGGGTGGTGCAAAGCCAACAGCAGCGAGCGACTTTGGCGTGGTGGCCGGCAAGACCGCGCCAGCTGCTGCCGAGTCAATCGACAGTGACTGGTGATTTGTCGATCAGTTTATTAAGCGCCAAGTGCAATTGATTGACTGATGTCCACAATGGCTCCACAGTTCCAGACAGCCACCGGCTGACCTGTGACTGCTGGATGCCAGCCTCATTGCACACCGCAGCCATGGTTATCTTGTGAGCCTTGGCCTTTGCCTTGATATCGTGAATTGATTGCATGACCGCATTCTAATTGCGCTTTATGTATAAAAACAACACATAAAAATAATTCTTGCAAGATAAATCAATTCTGTCAAAATTCGTTACTCCTATTACTTAACGAAAGAAACCGATGAAACAGAAAATCATTACCACCCTGATCGAATGGACCTTGGCCATCATTATTTTTGGTGGCATTGGCGTGATGCTGGCTTGGAGGGGTTGAGCATGAACCAAACACCTAACTGCCCCAGAGGCTTGTTCCAGTTCGACTGCACTGTGGAGGATGTGGACCTTATATGTTTTCTGGAATACAGCCCAGAAGAGAAAGGCTCGACCGACTCCCATGGCTCACCTTATGAGCCAGACCTTGATGAATCAATGACCCTCAATAACGCATACATCGCTGGCACTGATGTGGACATTGCGCACATGATCTTGCAGGGCTTGGTGGACCACATTGAAGTGTCAGCGCTGGAAAAATACAATGACCAATGACTTGCCACCCGCCATTGATGCCTGCCTTGACCTGGTCAATGACTTACTCCACCCAGAAGTCTTTGGCCATGCAATCCCCAATGAGGTCAAAACCCGTGCATTCGTTGTCAAAACAATGCTGGAGCGCTTGAAAGCCAGAATGGAGACCAGCACATGGCCAGAGGCTTGAAACCCCGTGTAAGCCCTGCCATTGAGGCAGCGCTTCAAAAGAAAGGCAATCTGTCAGACCTTGATCTGGCCAAGTTGTGCTTTTGTGCCAGGCGCAGTGCTGCGAGGATTCTGTTTGATTTGCACCGCAATGAATTGGTATATATCAGTGGATATACCAGAGTGAGCGCCAATGGTCAGTGGCGGCCTCTGTGGTCATGGGGTGATGGCATTGACGCTGAAGCGCCTGGGCCAGTGCCAGGCTCAGACCGAATTAGGAAATATCGCGACAAAATGAGTGCAGACGACAAAGATTTTGACGCTGCCAGACGCAGGCAGAAAAGACGGGTTGTGAAACGCGACCCACTTGTGGCCGCGTTTTTTGGGGGAATAGTATGAAATCAATTGAAAAGATGACTCAAGAAGAAAAACTTGAGGCAATCAATACATTGCAAGTATTTATTGAGTCAGCTGTAGAGTCTGAGCAAAATGAGCCGGCAGACTTTAATCTTGAAACACAAAGACGAATTGATCTTGTGCTGATAAACCTAAAAGAGCTTATGGGTTTAAAAACTTCATAAGGTTATCAAGCCACTCCTGATTTGTTGGCTGGATTGGTTTTGCAAGCTGGAAAGACCTAACATCTCCACTTTCTGGGGCGCCAATTTTTCTGCGCATTTTGTACCAATCAGGGTACAAAATTTCTTTTGGAATTGATTTCTCAAACCCACCAAAATATTCACCAGGTAATTGCGTGTCATATGTTTTGTGTGGGATTTTGGGGTTTGTAATTAGTTCAGCATTTGGAACCATTTTCCCAATTGACAGTCCACCAGAATACATTGGCTCATTAAGTAGCAATGGGTCTGTGATTGCATATCTTGTATAGGAAATGTCAGGGAATCCAGCGTTTTGAAACTTATCAAGCTGCATCCTGTCTACAAAGACATGGCGCAATGCGCCATTGCTTTCTAATTGGGCGCGTGATTCTGGACTCATCACACCTTTCCATTCTGGCCGAATAGACTTAACTTCTTTGTCAAAAGCTGCTATTGCTTTTTTGGTTATTTTTCCAGCCTTCATTTGCTCAAGTAAAGCATCAGACATCATGGTGTTGTAGTTCATTGACAATGGACCCATTGCCGAATAAACACCATACACATCACCTGATCCAACTTTGGCTGCTTCATTGATTTGATTTTGCAAGCCTTGAGACGCACCTTTTTCAGAGGCCCAAATCGAGCCAGTTGGTGAGTGTGTTCTCATAAAGTCATAACCACCTTCAAGATAGACTGGCGTTTCAAACTTTGTGCCACCAATGCCAAGAAGATTTTGACCAGCAATTGATCGATCACCATGGAATGGAACAATTGCACCACCTTGCATTTTTTCTGGGGTAATAATCTTTTTGGGTGGCAAATCTTTTAGCATTTCACGCTGGGCTGTCATTTCCCCAATGGGGATTGGTAATTTTTTACCAGCGCCAATGTCGTGCCAATATCCAGCAGCAGCTGCTTCTGCTGCACTCATTCGTTTGGTCATCCCAACTGGGGCAAATGCCAATGGGCCAGCCATGGCCATCTCGGTCAGTTCAGATAAAGCCTTTTTATTTGTGACCTTGGCTATATTTTTTGGGTCGCCAAATGCCTTGTCGTAAAGGTCTTGAAACCTCTTATCTTTTTCTTCAATACTTAATAGACCTTGTTGGATTGCCCTACCAGTACCCTGCAATTGCTGAGTACGTTTAGGGTCTTGCATCCATCCTAAAACATCATCTAATAAGCCTGCCATGTTTACTCCTGTGCGCCAATAGCAACGCCAAATCCCATTTGTTCAGCCTTTTTGCGCAGTGACTGGGCCAATGGCTCGACCTTCATCACATTGGCCTTACCCATCATCATTGCAGCCAGCTTGGGGTCAAGCATAGCTTCAACCAGCAATTGCTGAATCTGCTGATCAGGCAATTTATAAAGAAAGTCTAGTGGCCTTGTCATGGTGCGCAGCGTGGTGTTGTCAGCCATTGACTCACTAAACACACGGCCAATCAGGTTGCCCATGCTCATGTTTTGGAATGTGTTTGAACCAGGGGCTTTCACGCCTGGTGCAGTTGCAGCCTGACCACGATTGATCTCGTTGATGATGTTGTCCAAACGGGTCTGAGCCGCTGGCGACAATTGAGTGCCAATTTCTTCTGCTTTAGAAGCCAGTTGTCTGCGCAATGCTGACGCTGCCAAGACTGGCTCACCCGTCATCAGGTTGGGCTGACCAGTTGTGACTTTGGACTCGATGCCCTGCAATAAGCGCATCTGGTCAATGGCACTCGATGACTTGCCATATTTCTCCATGTAGCTCTTAAAGCCTGGAGCGCCAGATTCAATGGCGTTGTCAATGACTGGCAATAGATCAGCCAGCTGGCCCTTTGCCAAACGCAAATTGGCTTGTTCGCCTGCCAACTTGCCAGCCATGGCATCTGTAATGTCTTTTCTGACACTGTACAAAGCCATTGGGTCAATAGTCCCAGTCTCTGGATCGACACGCCTAGCCAATAAACTGTTGACATAGCCCATCGCCTCATCGACTGATTTGCGCTGGGTTGCAGGGTTGGCCATGATGCCGCTGATGGCGTTTGTGATTGGCTCGACACTTACGGGCTGTTTGTTAGCAAACGCTGATTCACGCATTGGGGCAGTGATGCTGGTGCGTTTGGCTTCAGCGTATGGGATAGAGCCAGGCTGAGTTACATCGCCACCACGGCCACCAAGCCTTCTAAATGACTCAAGCAAAGCCTGCTGATTTGAAGACAAAACACTTGGGAATGCACCAGACTGGTCCAAGCCGCGAATGGCAGTCTCAGCCGCAGCCAGACCAGGGTCACGCGCACCAGCTGCTGTCGTGACCCGAACACCTGGCACAAGAGGCTGGGCTTGTTGCAAGTTTTGCATTGCGCGCTCTGGGTCTGTGGCCAGTCGGTTTAAGACATTGCCAACAATGACCTCTCGGCCTGTTTGTGTAAATGGTTTGACCATTGCACCAGGCGCTGCCAATGCTCTCTGAGTTGTCGAAAGTGTTGGACCACCAGGGGCGACCATGCCGGCCAACATTGCACCGCCAACTTGGAGCGCTGGAGGAGCGCCACCTTCGCGCAACATTCCACCGGCAGTGGATGCTGTCAGTGCAGCCGCGGTCTGGGCCTTGGGGCTTTGCGCAAAGAATTGGGCCAGCTCACGGGCCATGCCCGGCAGCCTTGGCGCCACTTCACCAGCAGCACGGGCAATTCCACTTGTGCCATAACCAGCAGTGGCCACATCTTGAATGACGCGCTCTTGGCCTGTTCTAGGTTGTGGAAATCCAACATTAGTTAATGTCCTTTCAACCGCCTGGCTTTGCGTTGGAATATTTGTCCCAGCAGCCAAGTTGAAAAAGTTGACCAAAGGATCGACCACCATGGGCATTAAACCGCCGCCCGTCAGTGCTGCTTGAGCAATAGGTCGAGTAGCCAAACCAACTTGTCGGCCCAATGTGTCTGGTGGCATTGCTGGCGCAGTTGCTGGAGGTGGCATTGATCTAAGCACCTCAGCAATCTGCTCCTTGGTCATATCGTCAGGAAAACCAACAGGTCCAACACCAATCACATTTACATATTGCGTCATAGCTGCACCTTATTGGAAAACATATTCTCTTTTAACTGGGTCCCACATTGGGGCGCCAGGAATCATTTTGATAGCTGGTGCAGCACCATCTTTTGGTTTGCCTCGCATGACTGACGGGATAGTGGCTGGAGCGCCAAGGGCTGTATCAAGGTTTTTGAAACCATAAGCATCACCAAATCCTCGATATTCATTGCGCTTCTTGTTGTACGCATCGCCAGCGGCTGCATACAGTTCGTTAGCCAAAGCCTTAAAGTCATCGCGCTGAGTCGGTGTGAGCTTTTGGCCACTTAGCATATTGCTAAAATAGTTATTCAATCGGTCCATGCGGCCAGAGGCAGCCATAGCAATTGCCAATTCAGACTCACGCACCACAGAGCCGGGGTCTAGCAATTTCATAATCTTGGTAGCACCAGCCACATCACCAATTGGTGTGCCTGCACTCAATGATGAAACCACCTGACCAAATGCAGACTGCATATCGCTGTAATCTTTATAGATTGGCTCTGCTTTAAATGCCTTGCCAAGACTCATCTCATTTTCAAAGCCTTTTTGGCCACTAGTCATGTCCACTGGGACTTTGACATTGACATTGGTTGCACCAGAGCGCCTTAGTTGCATAATATTTTCTAAGGTGACAGGCACTCCAGCTTCTCTAAGCAAGCGCGACTCGGCTGGTGATGGCTCTGGCTTGTCCAGTTGACGCAAACCTTCCACTGTCACAGGCAGACCCAATGCTCTCAAAGTCTTGATATTCTCTGGAGTGGCCTCTGGCTTCGTAGTTTCAAGCAAAAACTTTACGCCTTCTTTGCGAGGCATACCAGCAAGCAGCGTGCGTTGCTCTGGTGTCAAATTGGCAAAGATGTTTGGTGCAGGCGCTGGTGCAGCTGCTCTAGCCGCATCTGGTGCAAACACTTGCACACCAGCACCATCAATGGCCGCTGGTGGCATAGGCATTTGACCGCCTGCTGCCGGCATTGGTTGCACTGGTGGTTGGCCTGCCTTTAGCATTGCAAAATAATCTGCATCACGCGTACGCTCTGCCTGACCTTCTCTTAGCTTTTCACCCAAAAGCAAATTTTGAACGGCACTGGTTGTCCCCCTTTCATAAGCACCTTGGCCAGCCTGCAAAGCTGATCCTAGTGCTTGGCCAAGGCCAATGCGCTGTGAGCTTCGGCCACCGGCTTGGAGCAATTGGGCAGCAGCGGCCAATGTGGCCTGCATGGTCAATTGGCTTTTCTGCTTAGGTGATAAGAGCTTCTCGATCTCGTTATCACCACCACCGCCAAACAATGATGCAAAATCAAATTCAGTTGCCATTTTTTACCCCTTAACGACTCAAAAGGCCAAGAATGCCACCGGCTACTGCACCATATGGCCCAAACATTTGACCACCAGCCAAAGCACCACCTAAAGCACTCGATGCTGGGTTTGAATACTGGGGCGTGACTGACTGCATTCCAAGGTTTGCAGGCTGCGCACCCAATGAAGACTGGACCACACCAAGACGCTGCAAGCCAACATTTCGGATTGCATCCATTTGTTGCTGCTCCAGAGCCTGACGCGCACCGCCAGCGCCCATGACCGCTTGAGCGCCACCAAGACGCAATGCTTGCTGCTGCGCTGCCAAGCCGCCAAGCTGGCCAGCTGCTCCCAATCTAAACTGCGCACCTTGTAAGCCTGCTTGCTGGTTGGCAATGTCGGCTGCTGATCTACGGGCAATGTCAGCCTGCTGCATGGCCATGGCCTGATTAAATGCCTGCTCGTTTAATGTTGTCCCAAGTGTGGCAGCCTGCTTGGCAAACCCTTGGTTAGTCAGAGCCTCGGCCACACCTTGGCGTGATCCACCAAATGCACGGGCAGCAGTAGCACGTTCACCAGTCTGGGCAATGGCAGCGCGTCTTGCAGATTCCAGATCAGCCAATGCGTTGGTGCGCACTTCGCTGGTGTATGGATTCATGTAAGAGCCAATAGTGCCTGGTCCCTGACCAAGTCCAAGATTAGTCTGCTGCGCTGTAATTGTTGCTGGTTGGTAGAACCCGCCATAACCGGCCATTTGGGCTGCAATGTCAGTGCCAGTGATGCCTGGGCCAGCAAGGCCGGCATTGACCAAAGCCTCCTCGCCTGCCTGATACATTGGATTGAGACCAGCAATCTGCTGGATCGGCAATGCACCAGCAACACCTTGGGCCTGCTGGAAATTGGCTAAAAACGCTTCTTTGATCTGTGGATCAATAGACGTTGAGCTTGTTTGTGTTCCACCCTTAGACATATTCTTTCCCCTTAATCCAACAATGATTTGATTTTCTTGGCTGGCACTTTGCCTTCATTGATCATGTCCAAAAGTCCACGGCCATACTTATTGACTGATGACTTCCTGATCACATACTCACCAATGTCCAAATACTTTGCGCCATCATCTGGACCAGGCGGGTTTTCACCCCAGACACTGGTAATCAATCCACCCATAGCAGCGCCAGAGCCTGGTGATCCATCACTGCCTGGTGCTGTGCCAGTAGCACTAGCAGCTGATGCCGCAGCAGAGTCAGCAGCACTTGCAGCCGCGGCAGCAGCAGCTGCTGCACCGCCATCATCACCGCCACCAGTCATCAGCAATGAATTATTTGCAGCCCGTGCATCCATAGCTGCTTTATCCGCTGCTGCCTTAGCGTTGTTTGCTGCAATGTCGCTGTATAGATTGGGGTTATAGCCACCCAATGCAGTGCCAGGCACAAAGTTGGCATAAGGGTTTTGGAATGGGGTCATCTGGCCCATCACCATGCTGTAAGGTGACACGCCACCAGGAGTCACAGCAGGGTTGTATTGCGCACCAATTGGAATGGACTCATAGCTGCCAAACTTTTGGCCAAGAGTCATTGGTGCATTGGCATAAGCATTTTGCGCATTCTGGGTGAGCTTTTGCTGTGCAGCCCAGTCAGCAGCATTTTTAGCTTGTTGTGCTGCCCAAGCAGTCTCATTGGCTTTTTGTTGTTCAGACCATTGGCCTTGGCGTGCAGCCAGATCAGCTTGAGCCTTTTGTTGAGCTGCAATCTCTGCTGCCGTTGTGGCCTTGGCCGCATTGTATCGGGCCAAGACACTGTCCACAGTCACACCAGTGGCTGCTGCCACATCCTGTGGGCTGATGCCAAGTCGGTCCATTTCGGACCTCAACATGGAGTCAGACAAGCCAGAGTTCTTGCTGTAAAAATCAAAAATGTTTTTGTAATACTGCTGCTGGGTCATACCCTGAGACAAGGCATAAGCCAAGCCAGCTGAGTTTGTTCCAGCTGCTTTGGCCGCAGCATCAGCAGCAGCCTTATCAGCCGCAGCCTTATCAGCCGCAGTCTTTGCAGCCGCAGCAGCCAATCCAGCCTCTGTTGCAGCCCTTGCATCCGCGGCAGCTTTTGCATTAGCGGCAGCTGTAGCAGCGGCAGCGTCTGATGCTGCCTTGGCATCGGCAGCGGCCTTGGCAGCAGCAGCCTTTGCAGCAGCAGTTGCATTGGATGCAGCAATGGCCGCTGCATCAGCAGCAGCCTTATCAGAGGCAGCCTTTGCAGCCGCAGCAGCATCAGCCGCAGCCTTAGCCGCTGCCGCATTATCAGCAGCAAATTTATCAGCCGCAGCTTTTTGTTGTGCAGCAAGTGCGGCAGCAGCTGCTGCTGCACCAGTTTGATCACCAGCACCAAGTAAGCCTTGAGATGTTGCGGCTTGTTGCTGGGCCGCAGCAATTGTGGCCTGTGAGGCCGTGGTGTCTCTGGCTGTACGGGCTGCAAGTTCCTGATCAGCAGCAGCCTTGGCCACCAATTCGGCCTGAGTCTTTGGCAGTGCAGCCGTGTATTGGGTTTGCACATCAGCAGCACTCACGCCAGTGGCACGCGCCACATCTTCTGCACCGATGCCAAGTCGGTCCATTTCAATGCGCAATTCCGCTGGTGATTTTGTGGCAATGTTTTGGGCAACATAATCAAAGATTCTTTGATCAAATTGCTCTTGCGTCATGCCATTATTCAGCGCGTAGTTAAGTGCTATTGATGCCATATTTATCCCCTAAAGTTCCTTTGCAAGTACAGACCATTGTGGACTGTAACCTTCGTCTTTCAAAAATGTCTTTGCCCAGCCTCTTCGGCCTGCCAAAGTCACCCTGGTGCAACCAAGTGATTTGCCCCAGGATTCGATCATTGGTCTCATCCGTGAGAGTTCATCTAGGTCGCCACCAGCCAGAAAATAATGCAAATTCTTTAGCCTGGGATAGACAATGATCTCTGTCAATACCACCGAGTCTTTGGCTGGCCACAGCTGTAATTGCTGTTTTTCAACCATCTCAGCGACATCGTCAAAATTATGTGTGCCTCCAGAGTATTCTAATGCCGCCTCCACATGATGGCGCAGTCTTTCCAGTTGTTCTTTGTCGCTCATCGCTTACCAGCTGGCACAGCGTCAAGCCTCATCACACCAACGCGCCAGTCGGCCAAAGTGTTGCCAGTGACCTTGACATTGACTTGGCGGCCAGAAAAGCGGACAGAAGTCGGGTTGGCTGCCGTATATGGTCCAAATGACGATTGCGTGCCAGTTGGGTAATTGCGGGTTTTGAATGAAACCACCGCCTCACCCAGTGTCTGCTCATCTGGAATGACTTGGCGAATGTTCATAATGTTGTCGCCATTGCCCAATTGCACCGGTCCAGACTCAGCGTAAAGGCTGGCGCTGTCATAGTTAAAGCCGACCTCATGCTCGTAAATGTAGCCATCGCTTGAAACCATCAAGGGATAGGTAAACACGCCAGCGTCAACACCGGCAGTTCTGGCTAATGTGCCAATGTTCCAGTGGTTTTCTCTGTAATTGAACGTGACATAGCTGTCATTCTCATTACTGGCTGCACTTGGGTAATACCACCAAATCTCACCAAACTTGCTGACATGGACCGCATAAATCTTGGAGGCTTGCGCATAGTTGATATTGTCAAAGATGTAATCTGACACATCACTTGGCAGTGGCTTGACATAGCCGTCATAAATCCAAAAGCCTGCTCTACTCATCCAAATGGCTGCCGTGTCAATGGCCGCCACTGCCTGGGCTGAAATGAGACCGCAACCAGAGCCAGCCTTCTCAAAGCCATAGACAAATGGCGCGCCAACATACTGGGCCGTGTGGACATCCACATCTGTAAACAGAAGATTGACACCCTTGACCCGCTTGCCAGCGATCAATGTGCCAGGGCTTGCCAAGTCATAGTCGCCTGCAAGGTTGTCGCCTGCTGGTGTCCAAAGGGTATTGTTCTCTTGGTCGCACCACTGCACTTTGCGTGGGTTTCCACCAGCGCCAAGGGCAAAGATAATGCGCTCTTGGGTGACTAAAACCGCTTTGTTGTTGACTGGCGCATTGGCAATGGCCGCGGCCAGTGTTGGCGTTGCAAAACCTAATTGCCACTCATAGAGTTTGCCATCTGTGCTAGAGCAAGCAATCAAATACTCGCCCCATGTGTCCAGTGACCAGGTGGTGGCTGCAATGGGTGTGCCGGTGTCTGGCCGTGCCACACCATAGGCAAATGTGCCATAGGTGCTGTAGCCGTAACCGGTCAGCACTGTGGAGCTGGCATAACCGCTTGTGAAGCCTGTGGGCGTAATGTCTTTGAGTGTCCCAGCCTCGTTCATGGCGTAGAGCTTGGAATGCGTACCAGCGCCAATGTATCGGTTGCCACTGTTATCGCGCCAAGTAATGATGCCTCGGCATGAGCCTGTCATCTGTGAGCTTGACCTGGTGCGCCATCCATTGATGGGGCGAAGTGTCCCCTCATACCAGCGAACTAGGTTTGCGTCATACCAGCGGCCTGCTGCCTGGTATTCAGTACCATTTCGGAAAACACCTGGGGGTAGCTTTAAAGGTATGTACATGGCAGTATTTATTTGATGTTTGAGACAAATGTCATTGTCGCAATAAGTGATGCCGTTGAGGGATAGTCACCAGCGGCAGCGTAGGACTGAATAGTTACTTGAGTGTTATCAGTTTCCCACCAAAGTTCCACATAATCGGTTGCGTCTAAGCTCACAAAGTAATTCCAGCCGACTAGCCCATGGCCATTAACTGAGCCGTGTTTGCTTGACACTGCAAAGAATCCAGTTGAGCCAGTTACCACTGTCCCGTTAATTTTGATAAAAACTCTGACATCATGGTCCTGAGAGTCTGGGTTTTCAAACTGGCCAGACCACTGCAAATTCCAAATGCCAGCGTCTGCCACTGTGATCCTTGAATTGCTTGCGATAGTCACGCCATTGGCGTAATCGACAGTGTTCAGTGTCATGGCATAGGCCGTGTTGGCCGTTGCTGCCGTTTGGTCCACAGTGCTTTGAAAAGCCCCATAGGGGTTATTCATAAACCGACCCCCCCTTGGTCCAAACAAAGACCCCAAGACACTGGCCAGCTTTTTAAAGTAAATCGTCAGCGAGCCATTGTTCTCATTGAAGTGCCTGCGCTCATACACCTCGGTCGGATAACCAAGGGTCGGTGGTGCAGGGTTTTCAAGTTGTTGTGTTTGGCTGGACATGGGGTAATTATGTCAGGACAGACAGTGCATGGTTGATGTGTTTGATCCGATCATCCAGACCAATAAAGCCGCCATTGATCTTCTTGGTCATGGTCCGGTAGTCTTGGCTATCTGCATACTGGTTGAGCTTGTGGGTGTCCCAAAACCACCCAGCAGTCAGGGCCGCATACTGGGGCGTGGCGACTAGCTCTGGCTGCATGATCAGGTCCACACCCAGCGCCTTGCCAGCGTGGTGGTAGTTTGCAGAGCCTGTGAGTTGAATGCATCCTCGGCCAATAAACCGCCAGGCATCCCCACTTGCCTCATCTCGGTTGCCCATCCGGTTGCTGTAGACAATCGTGGCAATGAGCTTTGGATTTCTGGCGCAGGCTTGGGCCTTGGCCGCATCAAAGCGCTTGGGCCAGAGCTTTTGCAATGCTTCTGCCCTGTAATTGAGATTTTCTTGCAGCACCTTGAAATTGCCACACTCATGGCCACACTGGCCAATAAAAGCAGCTTGGCGCAATGGCGTGGAAATGTCAAAGCGCTGGAAAGTCTCATTAAGCGCATCGACCCACTCTGGGCCAATGTGCAGCCGTGCTAATTGCTCACTATTGACCATTGACTATGCTCCTCACTTCGTTGTAGGCGCTGACGCAGGCGTTGAGCTTGGTGATGGCTTTGTCTCCTTCGGCTGCGAGGTCGATAAGAGTTGCAATAGTCTGTCGCTCAAGTTCGCTTTCATCGGGCTGGCTGGGTTGTGGATTTCCAAGGGCAATGGTGGCACTTGGACTGGCTTGTGGACAACTTGGGGCTGGGAGGCGCAGCCGGCCAGTCCTAGCAAGCTCATGCATAGCAGACTGTTTTTTCTTGACATCATCTTGGGCCTTTCTGAGTTTCGTTTCTTGATCTTGCAGTTTCTCGCCAAGCTCTGCCTCTTTGGCTCTGGCTTCATCATTCTTTTTGGCAATGGCAATCTTCATGTCATTGTCCCTGTCTTGCCAGCCAAAGTGATAGCCACCTCGGTAAGAGCCAAACAAGGCAATGCCGATTGCCAGGGCGATATAGGGTAATGGGATGCCAAACATTATTCTGACTCCTGTCTGGCCTGCGCCAGCTGTTCGCGCTCATGGTCATCCTCAAGATGGTCCGGTGGCGTTGTGGGTGGTGGACCAGGGGTCCAAGACTCGTCAAGCTCTGGGTTGGTCCACTTGGGCATTGCGCCAAATGGCTGGTTTGGAATGCCATTGGTGGTGGCATTAAACCCGTGATTGTTGCTGTATCCATATTGGCCATAGCCTTGCATGGGCTGGCACATTGGCTGGCCCATGGGTGGTGGCTGCTGCCTAGAAGTCATTGCCCGTTTGCCAATAACACCGCCAATGCCGCCAACAATGAGCAGCACGATGTCATTCATCATCTTAACGTAGGCCTGATCTATGGGCGCCATGGATTTGATGGGCTGAGTGACAAAGGTCACTGAGTACAAAAGTGAAATGACGATGAAGCAAAGAATCAGGGTGACCACAATGACCACAAACCCCCAGACCCTGACCTCGATCTCTTCAGTTGTTAGGTTTAACTTCATCAACTTTTTTCTCCAGTATGGGTGCGACCAGATACTCTGGACATTGCTGAGTGAATAGACACTTTGGCTTCTGGCACTCTGGCGCATGGAAATGGTCAGGATTCTGGCACTTGTACCTGTAGCGATCTTCGCAGCCAGTCAGCAGTAAAAGAAGCAATAGATATCTCATTTGCCTAATCCTATTCTACCCAGCAGTAAATTAACGATCCGGTCCGACAAGTCATCTGGCAAAAATTTGAGAAAGCCAAGGGCATATAAAGCCACACACCCGTAAACGAATATCTTGAGGCATAGGTCAAAGGTCTTCTGGTACTCATTCACCGACCGCACCTTCTTGTTGTCTCGCAGAATGTCATCAATTCATTCACACCGACAAACACCAGAAACAAGACAAA